CTTTTCTGCAGACACTGACACAACAACAGTAATGATGAGGTCTGTATCGCATCTATCTGGTCACTCACAAGTGACAGTTGAGGCAAACCTTTCAGACAATAGCCAGTACTACAATGCACATTTAGACAAACTTTCACACATCAAGTGGGTCTTTGATTCATCTCCAAACATTGACGATTTGGAGTTGGAGATAAGGGCCTACGTTGAACTCTTCGGACAGCCACCTGAGTTGATTGTCATTGATAACTTGATGAACATAACTGCTGAGACAGACAACGAGTGGGCTGGACTTAGAGCCATTATGATGGAGCTACACGATATGGCACGCAAGACTGAGGCCTGTGTCCTAGTACTTCATCACGTATCAGAACAGTCAGAGTATGGGTCACCATCAAACCCACCTCATCGCAGAGCAATCCACGGAAAGGTCAGTCAGTTACCTGCACTGATACTTACACTGGGCTATGACCCGACACAAGGAATACTCAAGGTTGCACCAGTAAAGAATCGCTTTGGCAAACATACTGCAGACGGCAGTGTATATGCACAGCTACTGGTAAACTATGCAGCAGTACAGATATCAGATCAGAACGAGTTTGGTTGGATGTTACGCAAAGATACAATCGCAGGATACCAAGGAGGCTACAATGTCTGAAGGACAGTTAACAAATAAGTACAGAGATAATCTCAAGGCAGATGGCTTACGTGCAGAAGTTGATGCACTCAAGGTAGACCTGACCAACTTCGTTGGTGCTCTATTGCAATCTGGTATTGTCGAATTAGTTAAAGATGAAGAAGGTAATATCATCTATAAAATCAACAAGGTTGTATTGGTAGATGAGTCAGTACAACAAGACTAAAGGTTCTCAGTTTGAGACAGACGTAATGAAGTGGCTCCGCAAGGCCGGAGTTATTGCAGAGCGTCTAACTAAAGCTGGGGCAAAGGATGAGGGCGACATCGTTACTGTTATCGCGGGAGAAACTTACATCCTTGAACTTAAGAACAGGGCAACCCTTTCGTTGCCTGAGTTCTGGAGAGAAGCACAAGTTGAGGCGCTTAACTACTCTAAGGCTAGAGGTCTTGGGGAAGTTCCTCTGTCATATGTAATAGTTAAGCGTCGCAACGCTTCAATAGATCAAGCCTGGGTCATTTGCGACCTAGCACAATGGTTAAAGGAGAAACAATAATGCCAGTACCAGGTGGAGAAATAACAACAACAGAGATACTAGTACCAGAAGTTGTACCAGTCGAAGAGGTAGAAGATGATTTGCCAGAACTGCCTTAAAGGTGGAGAAGAGAACACTCTTGCACACTACAAGCGTTCAGCTCAATGGCACGATAAGTGTGATGATAAGGGGTGTGTATGTCAGCACAAGACTGGTCCAGGGTACGTAAAGCGGGACGGTACAAAGGTGCCGTTGATGCAAACTCAATCCCCATAGGAGCAATTGTTTCCCACTATGGAGGTGAAGTACGTGAGGGCAAGAGCGCTTCGGTTCGTTGCTGTTTACATAGTGACAGTAGACGCTCAGCAGTTATCAATACTTATGACAATTTATATTTCTGCCATACCTGCGGTAAGGGTGGCAATGCAGCTAACCTAGTGTGCATCCTAGAGAACTTGGAGTTTAACGATGGCCTTAAACGTGCAGTCGAAATTGCTACTGGAAGCGGCGCAACAATACGCTCAGGCAATAAGTCAAGAAGCACTGGCCGCGCTAAACGCACGTGGGATCTCTGAAGAAGTAGCTGCACGCTTTCAGTTAGGAAGTATTACCAAACCAATCAATGGTCACGAGATGTATCAGGGTTGGTTATCTATCCCATACATCACCGCATCTGGTGGTTGTGTTGGCTTTAAGTTTAGAAGATTAGATGATGCCAAGCCTAAGTATGGTTCACCTACTGGGCAGAAGGCACACCTGTTTAACGTATGTGATATCACTATTGATTCACCCTACATCGTAGTATGTGAGGGTGAGTTAGATGCCATCGTTACTAGTGGCGAACTAGGCATACCAGCAGTAGGTGTACCAGGTGTTGCTGCGTGGAAGAACCACTTTCCCAAGTTATTTGCGGGGTACGAAACTATCTATGTTGTTGGTGATAATGATGTCAAGGAGGATGGCTCTAACCCTGGAGCTGAGTTTGCTAAGCGTGTGGCGAATGAGGTAATGAACTCACAGATTGTTACACTACCACCAGGTATGGACATCAATGATTATTACTTGGCTAATGGTATTGATGCGACACGGAAGTTACTGATAGGGGAGTCGAATGTATGACAATGACAGAACAAGAGTGGGACACAATGATACAGACTTTGCAGCATATGGGCTTTCAGATCTTGCAAGCACACTACCAAAGTCAAACTCTACTGATAAGACCCCAACCAACCCGCTAGCAGATCACGCTGCCGTTACTGGCTATCGTGCAATAGGTGTATCAACTGAGGACTTAACATCCTTCATTGAATCCTTTGCATCACTTCGTGCTAACCGAGTCAAAGGTGTAGGCCATAGTCAATATGCTATAGCACAAGGACAGAAGTTTGAGTCCTTTACTACATCAGATACTATCCGTGAACTTATTGAAGAGCTGGCTGATGCTAGTAACTACATAGATTTTCTTGCTATCAAACTACTCAACATCCAACACACTATAGATCAGGTGCTACCCGACTGTGAGTGAACTACATCCAGTAATATATGACCTAGTGCCTAGCGTGGCTAACACTATTCATCGTAGGTATAACAAGCACGTTGAGAAGGATGACATCAAGCAGGAGCTAATGGCTTGGGCTATGACAAGGGCAGCAGATCATACTGAAGATTTAATGGAGCCAATCGAAGAGCGACGCAGGCACAACGAGCAACGCATAGCCTGGCAGATGAGACGTGTAGCTGAGCGCTATGCACGCAAGGAGAAGGCATCTAAGTCTGGCTATCAGACTAATGATGAGGCTTACTATGAGTCAGCAACTCTTGGTCAGCTACTACCCTTTGTTATTGCATCTATCATAGACGGCACAGTATTAGAGCAGGCACAAGAGATGATTAACGACGGGCAACCTAAAGGTTCATCATCTCCGGCAGAAGGTGGCAACCTACTGGCTAACCTTATAGATATCAAGAAGGGCTTTCTTCAACTAGAACAAGATGACCAGGCTCTCTTGCGTATGCGCCACCACGAGGGCTTTACCTTGCAACAGATAGCACAGGTACTAGAGTGCGCTATCTCTACTGCAGATCGCAGATGTGATAAGTCACTTCGTAGGTTGCAGGATAATCTTGGCGGGGTTAGTCCCTGGCAATGACATATACCTTCAAATGTATTTGTGGCGTTTCTATTTCAGCCGATACTGAAAGACAATTAGAGACATTACTTGAGCGTCACTCTAAGAATAGTTCTATCCATAAAAGACAAGGCTGGGATGGACATAGCGGGATTGCTAATGGGCAATGAACGAGGAACTACTATTTACTTTCTTGCGCGAGGGTTTATACCCTGACCTAGTAAAGTCTGAGGGCATCTATGATTCCTATGACTGCATCTCTAGGCAAGCAGGTCACTACATAGAGTTAAAGTGCAGGGCTAGGCACTATGACACCTTGCTCATTGAAGAGATGAAGTATCGCAAGCTCATCACCCAAGCTGCAGAGCGTGACCTTGTTCCCTACTACATCAACTCTACTCCGCTTGGTATCTACTCCTTTGACTTAATGGATTTAGCAGAGCCGGTCTGGTATGTGCATTACCTGCCAGCTACTACTGAGTTTGATAGAGCTGAAAAGGTTGAGAAGTTAGTAGGTTATCTACCTATTGAGGAGGCAGTGCAGTTATGATCTATGACTACAAGTGCGGCAAGTGCAATGCAACCATATCGGTTGAGCGTTCTATCCACGAGGAGGCATCTACTCCTATGTGCTTTGAGTGCCACGAAACTATGAGCCGTGTGTGGGACTCTCCCGCTATTACCTTTAAGGGTAAGGGTTTCTATACTACTGGTGGGTAAAGCAAGAACCCTACCGCCGAAAGGTTAGCGATAGGGTTCTTAGTAGCTGAGGAAAAGGGTTAAGAAACCTCAGCAATATCTACTATGTTTTGTATGAGCCACTCTACTACAGGTACTGCAACTGCATTACCAACTTGACGATACCTTGTAGAGTCCGAACACTCTGCCGTCCAATCATCAGGGAAACCCTGCAATCTTTCACACTCTACTGGTGTTAGGCGGCGTATTGGGATCTGCGGTCTAACAACATAAGGAACTCTAGCACCACCAGTTCCCCAGTATGTAGCCACAGTTGGAGAATACTTATCATAGAAGCGGGTGTCATCAACACGAGTAGCTTCAAATATAAGAACAGTTGCTCTTGTTTCAGCCGTGTTATCAAATGCGTTCAAGGTAGGACACACTCCTCCTTCAATCCACGTTTCATAATCCTCATTGGTCTGCGCTCTCCTGCCCTTGACGAACCACATCTTCAAATGCTTTCTGCAGTATGTCCGGCAGTTTCTTGTTGTGACGATTGCTTCTGCGAAGAACGCCCTCTGCTGCCTTGTGAGTTAAATAGTACTTCTCCTGCACTTGTTGAGTCTGGATCAC